AGCGCGGAGGGGAGGAGGACGCGGACGAACACACCGGACGCGGTAGCGACCGCCGCCGCCGAGCCGTCGAGGTATCGAATGATTTTCAGCGTCGCCGAGGTATCCGTCTCCGCGTTCGCCGTAGCGAGCCACTCGAACACAATGGACGTTGTTCGGTTGTACGTCGTCTTATTGTACGGAGTGCGGTTATACATTTGCTCGCCTCCTCGTTATGCCAAAGTGCAAACGATAGCCCCCGCCGATACCGTGATAGCGTCGCCGTTGAGTACGTTCTTGCTCCGGGTAAAGGAGCCGTACCAAAGCAAATTGCCCGCCGTCAGCGCGTCATAGATGCCCCAATAGGCCACCGTGCCGAGGTCTGCCGTCAGAGTGCCGAAGTCAACGGGCGCGGAGTTGGAAACCTGTTCTTTGCCGGACACGAGGGACGGCGCGCTAAAGTTGATAATCTTTCTCGCGTATCCGCCGCCGGATACCTCCGTACCCGTTCCGCTCGCCGTCGGGTCGGTGAGGAAAAGAGCGAGATAGTACGTCCCGCTCCGCAAGGACGTATTCAAGAGAGTGGATGCGTGGACGTTAGATAATGCGCTCATAGTAGAAACCTCCTAATTTTTTAATTTACCTTGAGCCGTGTTATCGTCAGCGTTTGGATATTGCCGCGCGCCGTGATATAGATTAAGCCGTCCGTTTCCTGCGTTCCTCGGACGTTGACCGCCTCCGTGTGAGGCAGAGAGACGGATTTTACGTCCTGCTGATTGTAGCGCAAGGACTCGGCGAACGGCTTACACAAGAAACGTACCTCGCACGTCCCCGTAACGGCGATTTGCTCGATAGAGATACCGCCGACGACCTTTGCGGAGTACGCCTTTTCGGGCTCGTCGTCAAATACGAGCAAGCCCTCGCCGGAGAGCCATTCCGCCACGGCGCGCGCTCGCGTTCTCACGCCCGCGTAATGGTAGCCCTCGCCGACGAAAGCGACCGTGCATACGATTTCGCGGTTTTCGTAACCGTCCTCTATGTCGTATGTGCCGCTCTTGCCGGGTATCGTGTATTGCGTTACCCGTTTCGCGGGGAGGAGTGTTCGGTCTGTGGATTTGAACACGACTCCCATATCCCCGCTATGCTTGTTGTCGAAAATAAAACCCATGCTCACGCCATAGATACCCCCTTGCTCCGCGATTTCGATTTCTGCATATTGTAGAGCTCGCGGGAAATCTTCTTTACGTCCGCCTCCTCACGGACGACGAGCTCCGCGATATGAAAATGATTTACGACGTTTGTATCTCCGCCGCCGGAGGTCGTCGCACCGCCGCCGCGCCCGGTCAAGTCCGCCGGAACGGATGCGGAGACGGCCTCGACGGTCGCCTTTGCGGAAAAGCCCGTTTCGATTTCCCCGATAGAGCTTTTGAGCTTGTCGTTTACCGCCGCGAGCCCGGAGTCTACCTCGGCGAGCATTTCCTCGCCCATAGCTCCATAGGCTTTTACGGCCTTGCTCTTGTTCTTCTCAATGCCGACGACTGCGCCCTCGACGTTCATTTCGGACACCCACGCCATTTTTGTGCTCGGGGAGTGGATGCCGAAAAAGTCCGTAATGCCGTCCCAAATGGAGGAAATCCACCCGGACACTTTATCCCATAGCCACCCGGCGAGCGACTGGATACCTTGCCACAAGCCCCGGACGAGGTTTGCGCCGACCTCCGCGACCTGCGACACGCCCTCGCCGAGTGCGCTCACGATGCCGGTAATAATCTGCGGCATAGCGCGGACGATTTCGGCGATAATCTGCGGGAGGTTGGTAATGAGGGCAGTTAAGAGCTTTACGCCCGTCTCGATGATTTTCGGGATATTGTTCACGAGGGCGTTAATTACTGCCGTGATGATTTGCGGGAGTGCCTGTACTATCGTCAAAATGATTTGCGGGAGGTTGGTAATAAGCGCCGTCAAGAGCTTTACGCCCGCCTCTACGATTTCCGGCAAATGGTCGAGGAGCGTCGAGATAGTGCTCTCGATGATTTGCGGCAAAACCTCGCATATCGTCGTAATGATTTCCGGGAGGTTTTCCACAAGGGCGGTCAAAAGCTCGACTCCCGTCTCGATGATTTGCGGGATAGCGTCGAGGAGCGTCGTTACGAGGCTCTCGATAAGCTCCGGCAAAGCCTCGAGGAGTACCGGGATAGCCTCGAGAACGCCCTCCGCGAGCCCCTGCATGAGTTGGAGCGCCGCGTCGATAAGCAAGGGTATATTCTCAATAAGCGTCGACACAATGGTCGTCACCGTCTCCACCGCCGCCGGAATGAGCGTCGGTAGTGCCTCCGCGATACCTTGCACGAGCGTTGTAATGAACTGTGCCGCCGCCTCTACGACGAGCGGCAAAGCCTCGATAATGCCTTGTACGAGCGTTGTCACGAGCGAGGCCGCCGTGTTCATAAGCTCCGGGAGCACCGATGTAAACCCGCTCAAGAGCGCCTCAAAGAGCCCGACTCCCATTTCGAGGAGTTCCGGTAGGAGAGGCGCGATAGCGTCGAGGATACCCTCTAATGCGTTCGGGACGGTCTTTGCGAGGTTTCTAACGACCGGCGTAATGTTCTTGACGACGGAATTAAAGGAGTTTACGACGTTATCGCATAGCTTGTCTATGTCTGCGTCTGCATCTCCGAGGCCGGTAATGAGGTTTTGAAACGAGGATTTCAGCATCCCGATAGAGCCGGAGATAGTCGCCTCCGCCTCTTTCGCGGTCGTCCCCGTGATACCCATTTCCGTTTGTACGACGTGAATTGCGTCTACAATATCCGAATAACTCGAAATATCGTACTTTACGCCGGAGAGCTTTTCCGCGTCCTCGAGGAGCCTTTGCATTTCCTCTTTCGTACCGCCATACCCGAGCTTGAGGTTATCGAGCATTGTATAGTTCTGCTTTGCAAAGCCGGAGTACGCGTTTTGAATAGAGGCCATGTCCGAGCCCATTTTGTTAGCGTTGTCGGACATATCCGTAATTGCCATGTCCGCATATTTCGCGGCTTTCTCCGTGTCCCCGCCGAGGGAGGAGATAAGGCTCGCGGAAAACCCGGTCACGGTTTCCATATACTCGTTTGCAGAGAGCCCGGCGGTCTTGTATGCGTCGTTCGCATACTCCAATACCTTACCGGAGCTATCCTTAAAGAGCGTCTCAACGCCGCCGACTAACTGCTCATAATCAGCGTATGCGCTGATAACCTCTTTCCCGAGCTTTATTGCCGCCGCCNNNNAGTGCAGTCGCGGCGGTCTTTACCTTGTCGAACTTCTTCCCGGCCTCCTCGGAGTCCTCTCCGGCCTTTTTGACCTCTTTCCCGTATTCGTCGATAGACTCGGCGCACCCGTCGGAGGATTTCGCGGCCTCGTCCATATAGGAGGCGTTTTTATCGAGTTCCGAGCCGAGCTTGTTAAGCTCCGTCTCGGCGTTATTTACCTGTGTTTGATAGGAATTGACGGAGCGAGTCGTAGACTCGTATCCTTTTTCAGCGGCGGAGAGCTCGCCCTTTGCCTTTTCGAGTTCCGCCGTGAGCTTGGCTTGCTCCTCGGTCGTGTCGCCCGTCTCGTCGCCGAGCGCGGCGAGAGCGGCCTCGCAACGCGAAATCTCGGATTGCGCGGAGGAGACTTTTTCGGCGTAGTCCGATTGAGCTTTTTTTGCTTTCTCGAGCTGTTCCGCCGCCGCCTTGACCTTTTCTTTCTGCTGGTCGTACATACGGGAGAGCACGTCGCCTTTCGCGCTCAAAGCCGCGTAGCTGTTCGCCTGTCCCGCGTATTGACTCTCTACGAGCTTTAATTCCGATTTAAGCGTTCCGAGGGCGGAGTTGATGTTTTTGAGAGACTCCTTGTATTCTTTTTCGCCGTCGATAGCGACTTTCGTTTTTATCTCACGGTTTGCCATTACACGCCCTCCTCGCCTCTGTTCTTACCGTGTGCGGATAGGTATAGCTCCCAAAGGTCGAAAACCTCTCCGGGAGCCATAAAAAGAGCCTCCGCC